TCCCTTCCTGAGCAAAAGGATATTCCAAGTCAGGTATCGCGTGGTTTACGCGTGACTCACGCGTCGTAAGTTCTTTATCTTCAACCGTTAACATCTCACCTTCCGACTTGTTAGGGATTTGCGACGGCCTCTCCTTGGGATTGATGTGCTGATGCTTCAGGAACGAAGGAATGCAACCGAAAATCCAGGATTGGCACCGGTACTTTTCTAGATATCCACGCGTTGTCAACGCGTCGAGCACGCGTGAAAAGTCCACTTTGTCGTAGGGTAAAATCTCCACGCCCAGGCGCTCAGGTTCCCACTTGAATCTCCCATCGCGATCGGCGGCGCACCAGAGTCCAATGAAGGCCAGCCGGAGTGGAAGCCCGGTCTCAACCTCGGCACGGAAAAGTGAGTGGTGCAGGAAGAATTCTGGCTTGATGGCTCGGATTCTCATCGGTTGAACTTTCTCCATTCAGGATGGGTCCCGGTAACCTCTTCGTAAGCCTTACGCGCCTCCGGGTGATCACAGGCGTACAGATACCAACGTAAATCATTCAAGTAATCAAATTTAGATGCTCCGACAACTATCGGCGGATCGTATTCAGGTTCATTAAAGAGCCCAGTTACGCCTAATGCCATAGATATGACGAACTCCCTTAAATCATTCTCGCACAGTCCTTCTTGGACGTAAATTTTGGAAAACATCTGGCCAAGCATCCTTCTGCCGTCAGTTTCGAGAGAATCGCGGTCGAAATGACACTTCTCGCAAAGCGTCAAAAGAAACGCCTCGCCAGTCTTCCACGGATCTCCTCGCTCGTAAAAGCAATGGTGTACGTGCAGTGTCTCCTTATCATTCCCACAATCACGACACTTAAACCCATCCCGCTCCATCACTTTCAATCGGACCTTCTGCCATCTCGGATCGCGCAACTTGTCACTGTAGCTTCTTTCGCTCATGCCGCCCCCTTTCGCTTGGCCGCATTGGCCTTCCGGATCTCCACCATCCGCCGGTAATGGGCTGCGGAACACCTCTTTTTCTTTCCGCGGACCTTCGCCCCACCGATTGCGCCTTGTTCCCGAAAGAACTTTTTAGCCTCTTCGTTAAGCATTTCGTAATCCATAAAGCTACCCGGTTACGTTGTCAACCCCCATTTCACCCGCCCCTCACTGCTTGGTCTTGGGCAACGATTCCTTGAGCCGTTCCCAGGCCGCTTGGCAATCCGGGTCGTTAATGGTCCTCACCCCCATCGCCACGGCTTGCTGGACAGAACGCGGGGCTTCGTCGTAGAAGCCCATCAGGACTAGCTTTGCGATGGGAATCCAAGGAAGTTGGTCCTTGGTCATTAAATGACGGGCAATCCTTCATCGCTGGTCCATTTCAGGACGCCAGGGCGGGTGCCGTTCAGGTAGGATTTGAGTGCTTTGATGGTGATTCCAAAGACATAACCTTTTTGGAGTTTTGCGCGCGCTCCATGATTGGCTATCAACCGATTGCGCAAATCACCGGCGGAGGTGTTGCCGCCATCGACGTACACTTGCTCTAAAAACGCTTTCACCTTGTCCGATTGCCCGGTCCGGGTTACAGCGATGACGTACACCGCTGCTCCAATGGACAGCGGCAGGAGCTTGGTCTGGCTGTAGAGTGGATTGGTGAAGCTGGCGGCTTCTACCAGGATATCCTGATTGCTCAGGCAATAATCGATCAGTTCGGATTGGGTTGGATTATGAGATCCATTCCGTCCCGCTTCACTGGCAGTTCTACCGCTCGTCTTAATGAACCCTGACTCATAGCCTTGCACCCAGCGTGCGATTGATGGCACCGATTTGGCGAAATGAACACCAATCAATCCATCGGACACAGTTCGGCGCAAACCGGCATCGATTACTTTGTAGAGTTCCTCGTCATTTGATTCCATGACCAGGAAATGCTGGGGCTTGCCAGACTGAATGACCGCACTCAGGCGATGCTGACCGTTGGCCAGCTTGCCTTTGATTCGCAATATGGCATCGGGACTGATCTTGAAACGGCCCGATTCCATGTCAGCCGCCAGCCGGTCAATGTGACCTTTGCGGACAACCCGTTGTTCTCCCCACTTTTCAACCAGCCATTCGGTGGCGGTTTCCGGGGTGATTTTCGTTATTTCTGCCGATACGTTGATTTTCATTGATGTTGTGCAATTGATTTGCGCCATCAGCCTAACCAATCAGTTTTGTTTGTCAAAAGAAACACCTTCTTGACAATCCAATCTGATTGGTTTAGCCTCGTTCTCATGTCCAGTGGAATCTTCTTCATGCTCCTCGGGGCCAGCACTCTAATGTCGGTGATCACCGGTATCATCGTGTATTGCTCAGCCGTTGAAAACGAGATCAACGCATGGATTACCGCCGTCATGTCGTGCAGCCCGTTCCTGCTCCACGTCGCCATGATCCTCGCCCTTTTCCTGCGTCACAAATGAGTGAATCAACCAGAAAAGCGTTTGAGAAGTGGATTTCGTCTCTTCCTGCGGCAGTGCAGGGAACTCCATCTAGATGGATCGAAAGTTCTCAACACGGAACAAAAGGAGACTACATATCCGAATCAATACAGCTTGCATGGACAGCGTGGCAAGAAGCCATGAGTCGGCCATGCATAACCCTCATCACCAGATCTGGTGATGGCGCTATGGCCTCCTGTGTTTATTTGCGTGACGGCATGAAAATATCCGTTGGACGTGGAATTAGATCTACAGGTTCTTTCTGGTTGGAAATAAACCAACAATCAGCAATCTCAATCAATTGAGCCAATTCACTTCCGACTGGTACGAATCGCAACTGGCCAAGCAGCGCGGCTGGCTGAAGACTATGCCGGCACCAGCCCCTCCTGTTAAAGTAAGCCGAAAGAATCGGCCACTCGAAAAGGTCATCCAACAGGAAATCGCCCGTCATCTGGATTCCATCGGGGAGTGTTACTACGTATGGCACCGTACCGATATGCGGACAACATGCGCGATAGGCACGCCAGATTTCGTTGGGGCTTGGCGCGGAGTTGCATTCGCGATTGAAGCGAAACGACCTGGAGAAAAACCTTCCGATGAACAGTGTAAACATCTCGCTAAAGCCATGATAGCTGGCATGAAAACATGCATCGCATACTGTCTTGACGACGTGAAATGCTTCTTTTCAGAATTCGCATTTGACAACCGCCAATAACCAATCAGATTGGTCTCCGTTACTGAGTAAACATTAAACAAAATCATTGTTATGGGATTCATTACAGAACAAAATCGCACGTCATTCTGGAGACCCGCTGGAGGGTTTCTGTGGCACACCTGCAAGGAAGGCGACGAAGGTGCTGAGCCTTACGTTCCGACCAAGGGCGAAAAGGCTGGGGTGACCAGTTACAGACAGAAAGCCTTCGGGTATTCCGGGATGCTCACCTCGGTCCAAATCAAGGGTGGCAAGTTCGGATTGACCCTCAATATCGGGTTCGATGACAAGATCGTCATCAGCGTCAACGCAAAGGGCAGCTACCTGCTTTCCTTCGCTCAAATTATTCGCGGCATAGATTTGTCCAAGCCACTGACCTGCGTGCCGTGGATGTTCACGTCCGAGAAAGACGGGCGTGATATCGTTGGCTGGTCCTGGAAACAGAATGGGGTAAAGCTGGTAAAGCACCCGGAACTCGACCATCAAAACGAAGAGTGTATCCTGCCGGAACCGGAGGAAGTCATGCTCGCCAATGGCAAGCCGCTCCTCAAGGACGGGAAGAAGGTTCTCAACTGGGAACCCCGGGAGAATTGGATCATCGACTATATTAACGACTGGGCCATTGAAAACTTGCTAGCACTTGATGAACGTGGAAACCGGATCGCTCCGCCCCAGGGCGGTGCCAAGCTGGATTCGGAACCCGATCTAAACGGTGGCCAGCCCGAAGAGGACGAAGTGCCCCTGTGAAACTTAAACCAAAGAAAAAATCTAAACTCATGAAACTAGGACCCATCACCATCGGTGGTCGCCGGGACGGTTCCGGCTACCAACACAGTACCGCTTCGATCGTCATTACGCCCGAAGACGGCGATACGTCGGAATCCTGCATGGCTCGTGCCACGGAGATACTGGTCGCCGCCTTCGCTGCGGCAGAGGCGGGCGTGGAGAACCGGGTTGCCCGGGCAGCTGATGTGGCGATAGTACCCGCACCCGCACCCGCCCCTGCCTCCAAGCCTGTCCCTTCGCCTACGTTCACCGGCAAAGTGGTCCCGGCGGCTCTGTCAACCCCGGCTCCGGTTGACGCAGATGGACTCAAGCGCCGGGTTGATGCCTGGCGCAAGGCGTTGGCTGAATCGGAGCTTTCCGAGGCCGATTTCCTGTCCGCTTGCGGCGTCCACAAGCCGGAAGACCTGCGGCAACTCAACCAGCCAATCACCCGGAGCCAGCTTGCGATCTTCGTGGCTGACGTGGCGGAAATCCTGAAGAACTCGGATAACGTGAAGGTCTGATCATGGACAACCAAATCGCCACCATCGAAAGCCTCGGCGGTCCGCTCATCGAGCGGGCCAACGGGCTCGCCATTGATGCGGCTCAGATCACCGAGGTGGACGAACTCAATGAGCATGACGCCGTGGAGACCATGACAGCTATCCACAGCTTCATGAGCACCGTTGAGGAGAAACGGCTGGCAGCAGTCAGGCCGCATGTGGATGCCCAGCGTTTCGTCAATGATACGGCCAAAAGGCTCGTAGGCACCCTGAGCAACGAGCGCACGCGCCTCAATCGTCTCATTGGCGATTGGGGCGCTCTTCAAGGTGCCAAGCAACGGGCTGAATTGGCCCGGGAATCAGAGGAAAAGACGGCCTTGGAACAACAGCGCATGGATGCAATCACCACCGCCGCTTCCGTCGAGGAAGTTGATCAGATCAACGAAGACCACAGCCGCAGCGTGGCGGCATTGGAGATCAAGACAGTCGCTGAGACTCCCAAGCCCACGGTCAATGTGAAACAGGATTGGGAGATCGAGGTGATGGATTACGCCACCCTGTACGCGGCACACCCAGAAGCCGTCAAGATGGAGGCCAGGATCAGTGTGCTCAAGGCGCTGGCTTCGGCCAAAAACGGAGCCATCCCGGGCGTGGTATGTCGGCGGGTGAATAACGCGAGGCCAAGGTGAATTTATGAAACGAAGCGAATTAAGCAATGTACCCGAAGTGATGCGAAAGCATCTCAGCAAAATGGGCATGGTCGGTGGCCGGTCCAAGTCGGAGGCCAAGATCCGGGCAGCTAAAGAGAATTTCCGAGCTTGGCACCGCAAAAAGGGGCACAAGGTAGGCACCGGCTAAAGAAAAAGCGGCGTCAGGTGGAAAGGAACCTAACGCCGCCGCAACAACTCATGGAAACAACAACAATGCAAGATCCTCTGAAAAGCACCGAAGTCAACCCTGTCTTGATCGACTTCACCAGCCCGTTCGGCTTCGATACTCAAGAACATCCGGACCGCGTCCGAGCTGCCGACCTGACCAACCGCTTTATCAACCGCTACGTGGCGGGTGACGCTTCCAAAGGCTGCTGGCGCGTAATAGGCGGGCTGACCGGGACCGGCAAGACCATGCTATCGCAGGTGGTGCTGCGCTGTGGCTTGAGCCAGACATTGTTGCGTCAAATCAAGGAATCCAGGAAGACCCTGACTACGCCAGAGACTCACCTGATCAAGTGGGTGGAGTTGTGGTCCAAAGAGCATTCTGAGCAGTATTTCAACGAGTATCTGGATAGCTCAATTAGGGCATCCATGCTCGTTGTAATCGATGGAATTGGTGCTGAACATGACTGGTCCAGCACCGGCGTTGATCGTCTGCTTAAAGTCCTTGAACTGTGTGAGAAGAAGTGGTTGTTCGCCACGACCAGTCTGAATCCTGACTGGTACGCCGGCAGGTATGGCGATCGGGTGGCGTCCCTGCTTCGGCGGGCTGTGTCGGTATGGATCGATGCGCCGGATTATCGGCTGAAAGGAAGACTATGACCTGCTACATGGCCTGCGTAAAACCGGTACTGGTCCGGGTGGAATGGGGATTGCACGAGCTGGGTGGCAAGCCGCGTGCAACCAAGATGAACCAAGCCTTCATGTGCGCCGATTGCTACAGTAAACTCAAAAGCACCTGCATCAAAGTCATCGAATCAGGTGAGATGTTTTGGGAGGTGGAGAAGGTGAAACTGGAACCCATCACGCAATGAGCCATCGTTTCTTCACGTCCAAAGATCACCTGATCCTGTCCGCTTCGGTTCATATTCCAATGAATCAATGGCGCGAAATAATCGGTACCGGAGGCAAGCCTTGTGAACTTGGCTGGTGCTGGCCATTGGAAAAGAAAGCCAGGGTGCTGTCCAATCCCTACTTGAACTCGATCCCGTTACAGGAGATAGCATCATTGAAGGAGGAACTGGACCTGACATTGCCGTTGCCGGACGGCAAGATCCTGAGGAAACATCAGCAGGAAGGTGTGAGAGCCATTTTGGAGAAGAGACGGCTGATTCTCGCAGCAGAGATGGGGCTTGGAAAATCGCTCACTTCCATTGTTGCAGCTAAAAAGCTGTCTGAAGACCTGAATGCTTTCATGGTGATTATCTCCCCAGTTACACTTCGTGACATGTGGAGGTCCATAGCCAAAATGATGGAACTGGATAAAATCCCTGAAATCTGTTCCTGGTCCAACATCCGGTGGCCGGAGAAGGCAGATTTCATCCTGATAGCAGACGAGGCGAGTCATTCCCAGGGCGGGTCCAAGACCCAGCGAGGGAAGGCGTTCCTGGACATCACGTCTGCTCCCAATTGCGTCGCCTGCATCCTGCTCACCGGAACGCCCATGAAGAACGGTCGGCCCTCGAACCTTTACCCACTGCTCCGGGCCGTGAAGGCTCCGGTGGCCAAAAGTAAATCCTGGTACGAGCAACATTTCTGCGATGCCAAACGCACAAGATGGTCCCGGTGGGATATCACTGGATGTTCCAACCTGGATGAACTACGGACCGCCACAAAGCCGTACATCCTGCGCCATTTGAAGCGGGATTGCCTCGACCTGCCCAAGATGACCCGGGTCATGGTCCACGCCGAAGTGGATGCGAGCCATGCCACTTTGTACAAACAAAGCTGCCAAAGCGCCAGAACCGGCTGGTTGACATCAAAGAAAACCAGCATCGACGCCAAAGGTTTCGTTGACAAGACTTACCAAGCAGCTTCGTTAGCTAAGGTACCATACGCAATCGAGTTGATTGAAGACATTCTTGAACAAGGCCATAAGGTGGTCGTGTTCTCTCAGTATCTTGAACCGGTCCATCAGGTCGCCAGGGCGTTTGAGAAACGCGCTCTGGTTCTTACTGGTGACACTCCTATAACTGCAAGGCAGGGTTTGGTGGACCGGTTCCAGTCTGATCCGAGCATCCGGGTATGGGTCAGCACCGCCCAGACAGGCGGCCTTGGCCTCACCCTGACCGCCGCTTGTTACGTCATCCTGATTGATCGGCCTTGGACGCCTGGGGACACGGAGCAATGCGAAGCGCGAATCGATCGGGATGGGCAGAAGCTGCCTTGCACCAGTTACTGGCTTCAGTACGGGGATGTGGACGAGGTCCGGGACGACAAGCTCGCGCTTAAATCCATCAACATCAAAGAGGCTTTGGGCGATCAGACTGTTGGCATCGATTTCACCAGTGAATATGAATCACTTAGTTTCAAGCAGATTGCAGATAAAATAAAATGAACCTAAAACAATTCATGGTCCGACGCGATTCGGAGCGTGGCAAATTCGATCGCATCACAAACCCGCCAAGCACGCACCGGGATCTGTGCGCCATGTTGATCCTGTCCAAGTTCATGGCACATCACAATACCTGCGTCATTAACTGCGCTGTATCCGATGACACCTGCAATCTGGTGTTCGAGCCGTCTATTCACGACGTGGAAACACTGGCCACCGAACAGCAGGTGATTGATTTGATCCGCTGCGGGGTGAGTTACAGCCGGGAGTACGATGCCTTAATCATGGAAATATGAAACAAAGGTTGATGCCATCTGAATTGAATGCAGAGATTCATCACAGAATTGAGGAAAGACTGGCGTTATTGGGGTTTTTCGATAAACAAAACACCCCGCCACATGCCTTGATGGAAGCCAAAAACGAGGCTGAACAGTGGGCTAAGGAGCATTATCCTGACACATACAAAATAGCTCTGTTGATGAAATGAAAACCATTAAAAAGACTAAAGGAATCAAATGTCAAAGATGCCTGAAAATGAAAAAAGTCGCAATTTCATGGGGTATTTTTAAGGTTTGTGTTCCATGCTTTGAATACCTAGACCAAAAAGAAAGTAAACGCCGATGAATCACGAACCTGTAAAATTCTTGCCACTCGAAAGCGTGGCACCCGCAGATCGGTCTGACAGTTTGTATCAACAGAATCTAAATATCAGGATAGCTCTGGATCAGAGCCGGGATCTTTGCCAACTGCTTATCTGGATGGCTTCGATGGGATGGATAATCGCTTTGGGCCTGCTGTTCAATGACCTTTTACGCTAGTGGGACAAACGGTTCAAGGTTTCAGCTTCAGGAGAATCCTTGGAGACGTAGGTTCCAATGGCTGCTCTAGCCGTGGCGCGGAAGATGGATTGCCATTGGTCCGGCGTAATGCGGGAAACCGGGGTTCTTGCCAGGGACCGAAGCTCTGGCGTAGTCAAAATGCTGGAAGCAACCGCGAAACGCATCTTCTGAAGTAATCGGGTCGTGCTGGAAAACAGAGTTCCACCACCCATAGTTCCGGTTCCGGGAATGGCACCCGTCATGGCAACAGCTTCCCCGGTTGCTCTGGCTGCGGCCATTAGGAGCGACGCATTCGGATCGAGATGCGTCCTGGCTTCATCGAACGTAGACAATCCTTTCAAGACAGTTTCCAAATCATCAGCCGACTTGCTATCAAGAAAAACCCGGGACAGTTGGCGTTCTTTCCCAATCCTGTCCGCTCCAAGCGCCAGATCACGGGACAGCTTGGATACATCGATATTCTTACCGCCGTATTTCTCCAGCAATTGCGAGACGTACCGGAACTGCATCTTGTGGAGCAGAGGCGGGTCCACTTTCGATACCAAATCCACCATCTTCTGGGTCTGTTGAACTCCAAAGGTTCCATTCAAAATGCCATCCATCCAATGCTCGGGATTCTTGGCTATTTTCTCTGCCAACCCGGCTGCATCACCGGCCTTGAGATCGCCCAGAATGGACCCGTTTAGCTGGGATTCAAGATCGGCAGATTTCTTGAATGCATCCGCAATCTTTGCGCCAAGATCAGCACTGGCATTTGGTCCAAGAGCGTCCATCAGCAATGCCGGGTCATCAATCTGAAGCCTGTTCAGTACTTTGAGAGGATCAGCGGAGGATTTGATGCCGGAAGTGGCCGATTGAAGTCCGGCAATCCTCGATTCGCGCTGAGCCAAGGACCTGACATACGCCAAATTCGGGAAGAACTCCTTTTGAAGTTCAGGCGACAATCCTTCGATGTTTTCAAGGATCTTACCAGCCGACACGGCTCCGGTCTTGATGCCACGTCCAGACTCGGCAGCATTATGGAAAAGGAAATCACCCACCGTCTTCTTGATTTCAGCAGCGCGAGGGCCAGCTGCCTTTTGCAATGCTAAGAACAATTCATGACCGCCGGGTTTGGTTAACTTGGCAGCCAAAGACTCGGCAGTCGGGCCTCCTTCTTCTCCAAAGTTACGCAGGAATTGCTCAACAGGTTCACCCTTGAACCTGTCCATCTTCTCGGAGTAAAGGTCGTTTGCAGCCTTGAGCTTGTTTTTTAAGTCGCTGGTTGGAAGCGAATCAACCGCATTGTTGATTTCCTCCGTTAAAGCCTCTCCGAGTTTGCCCTTTTGAAAGTTGCTTGTTCCAGGGTAAATACTGTCGTTTCCAATGGAATCGTAAACCTTTGTTCTCAACTTCCTGAGCGTATCCAGGGACTGAACAGGCCCGGCCTCATGGATCATTTTTACCAAAGGAGGCAATGACTCCGACATGGAACTTGGGATTGGTTGGCCAGATGAAGTTTTGAGAGAAGAATCTATTACGTCATCCATCCATTCCTTTGGCTTGTCCATTAACCCGGGCACTTGTGGGTAATCAGGATGCGTTTCAACCGCCTTGTAAAGGGGCTTTACCTCATCGGAAATGTCTTTGAAAGCACTACGAATAATGGACTGAGACGCTTTTCCGGTCGCTTCAGCAGTGGCTCCAGTGCCTGGAACCAGATTCTTAGCCATTTGTTCAGCCACATCGTTGGCCGTTGTGATAGCAGGATGAAGATCGGCAGCCACCTTGGCGATGGCTTCCTTGGCCGGTGCCGACACCTTTTCGAGTTCACTTGTCAGCAACCCAACCGTTTCGTCAGCCAATTCAGAGGCAGTGACTTTAATTCCATTGAGCTTGGCGGCTGCGAACAGGACAGATCGCTTGACCACCTCCATGGCTTTGGTATCGAGTGCCTTATCTTCAATACCCAGTTCGTGAGCTTTAGCCGGGTTTCCGATGGCTTCTCCGATCGAGATTGGCACTTTCTCGCCCGTAACAGATTCGATGGCGCTGCGGGCAGCGGAAAGGCCCTCCTGTGCCGGAGTGCTGGATCTCCGGAAGTAACTAGCACCGATTCGGCCAAAGTAATCGGGACCCGGCGTAAGCGCCTCTTTGGCGGCTGGAATGAGTCCTCGAATAACGGGCAGGTTGGAAGCGCCAACCAAAGTGGAACCAACTGCCCCTATCGCAGGACCGGCTACCCCTCCAATAGCAGCGTCAATTCCAATCTCCTTGGCTGTCTCAGGAAGGCTTTTGTGTTCTCCAGTCAGTTCACCAGTCACCCGTTCAGCCGTTCGTGAAGTAGCTCCAGAAAAGGCACCAGTAGCCGCCAAATCCTTGGCTGACTTGAGCGTTCTAATGGCCCAAGGCGTTCCTTCGGCAACAACTCTACCAATCCCCAAAGCCTGAGCACCTGGAATTGGAATAAACGATGCAGCCAAAGCGGCTTGTTGCTTTGCGCCTTTGATCCGTTGTTCCATCAACCCAGGAACAGCATCGGGTCCGATTAGGTCGTTTACGGTAGTTTCACCACCAGCAGACGGATCAGAAAACAAGGATGGTCTCGATGGAGGATCGTAAGGAGCAGATTGAATCTGCCACGTCCCCTCGCGCTTTCTCAAATCACCAATTCCGCCATCACCAGAGGGTGAGCCATCAAGATCCGAAGCGGGTGCTGAAAACCCTTTTGTTTCCAGGTCCGATGCTGGGGCTGTAAATGCCATTTGAATTACCTCTTGGTTGCCGACCTGCCATTCGAGTCAATGTATTGAGCACCTTTGGGAAGGGCATCATATTCGCTCTGGCTATTAACACTTACCGGTTTGGAAGATGGCACATTGATGCTAGTAGGAGACGGAGATACCGACGGATTAGAAACAGCGGGAGGCTGGCTTAATTTGGTGTTGGTATCGTAATCCATACCTGCCTTTCTGTAAGCCGCACGGTAAACTTCATTCTTTTGATTCAGGATGTCCTGTTTTTGCTTTTGAATTCCCTGCTGTTTAAGCCTCGCTTCCTGAACAAACCCATTCAAATCAGGAATAGGTCCGTGACCAGTCCAAATCATCTTCGCAGGGTTCCAATTTGCTTCCAAAAGGAAGCCGACCCGTTTAGCCTCTTCCCCGTTCACCGCATCACGTCCATAAGATGAACTGTTCAATGTCTTGTACATGTTGTACGCCGTTGCGTACTTGATGGGTGTTGGAGTAGATGGGTTTTCAATGATTCCAAGGTCCGAATCGATGATCTTGTCTGCCAAATCCTTATCGGCATATTCGTTGGCATACTTGGTCACAAGATGATTATCAAACTTCTCCAGTGTAACCCCTGCGGCTTCAGCTTTATCTTTGGAAATCAATTCCCTGGAGGCTGTGTTTAACCTGATTCCTTCAAGTCGGCTTCGATCATGCTCCGCGGCAATTTGAATGGCTACGCTGGATTTCTCTTCATTCGTTAGACGAGCTTCCTCGCCTCGCGCGCGAATTGCTTCAACCGCCTGGTCACCACGGGTGCGAGCCAATGATTCGTAAATGTTCTGCTTTTCAACACTGGCAATTCGGTTCTGTTCGTATTTCCTGAGTTCATTCAGGAACGCCGGTTTGCTGCGAATAGCCGGATCAACCCGATCGTAAATTTGCTGCGCGGTAGGCAAGGACTCTGATGGCACCCCAAAATTGCTGGTGTTCGGAACTGGAGACCGTGGCGTTACTGGAGCCGACGGGGCCGATGATAACCCAAAGTCCTGCGTGATCGCAGGCGCTACATTGACCGGAGCTGGGGCCGGAGCCGGAGCCGGTGCCGGTGCTGTGATAACAGGAGCGGGCAGGGCCGGTGCTATGATAGCAGGAGCCGCCGGAGGCGATCCCAGATCACCTTGAACGGGGATGTATCGAGGCGCATCAGGCTGAACCTGTGTTGATGGCAAAACCTTGTTCGACCAATCAAAACTGGATCTTGGCAACGCTGAATCGGTGTTGAGCAAAACAGGAGGCGTCACCACCTTAACCGGAGCTGCCGGAGTTGCCGAGTGTGCTCCCAAATCATTGACTGGAACCGCCCTGGGGACATCTGGATTAGGGACTCCGTAATCAGATAAAGTCGTCCCCTCGACCGGTCTTGAATCAGATGCTTTTCCAAACGAATTCGATGAAGGATTCAGGTACACATTGGCTGCCGCCAAGGCATCCTCGTCCATCCTGGCTTTCCGGGCTGCCTCTGAAGCTCCAAAATCCGTGTTCCCTTTCTCATCTCCGCGCCAATCTTCGCCGTAATACTCCTTATGCTTGGCCGCGTAATCTCGGTTCTTTTGCTGGTTATCTAGATAGTTTTTGTGCTCGCTATCCGCGACCTGCATCCCTTGCAGCCAGTAGTCAGTAGAGGTAGCCATAAGTTAGCCCAATCCCAATGCGGAACCAAACCCGGGAGAACCCGCCGCAACACCTTGTGCGGCATTTCCTGCTGTTCCGGAGGCGGCTCCAAGGTAATTCGCCCAAGCCTGAGTCTGACCTCCGACCCCGGCGCGTTTCAGTAGGATATCCAACCGTTGAGAACGCTCGTGATCCTGCAAAGCCAGATCCGTCTTGGGATCAATGTCGAGCAACGACCCGGAAGTGACCAATGGAGCCCGTGGCGTTGAACCGATTATTGAGGCGAAGTTTTGGCCGCCAAGATTGGTCAGGTCCAAGCTGGTTTTACCCAAATCACGGGCATTCAAAGCCCTGGCGAAGGGGCTTCCAACATAACCACCAGAAGCTGCCTGGGAAGCCGTGTTGCGCTGGACCTGTTGCGATACGTCCAACGGGATTTCCCCGTGCAATTCAGAGATGGCATTCTGGGTTCGTTGCGCCTGACCACCCTGGTATCCAGGTATCTCCTGGGCCAGTTGCTTGTCCAGTTCAGATTGGTTGAAGGTGTTCTGTTGACTGGCAATGGCCTGTGCCTGCGGGTTGGCGGCTTGATTAGCACCAAGAGCCGTGCTGTAGACGGCGTTCGGGTCAACCCCAGGGATGTCAGCGACTCGTTGAAGTTCCTTCTTCTGGATGTCACCAGCGCGGCCTTGCAGGTAAGCTCCGCCAGCACCGCCAACGAGTTTTACGACTGTACCGATTAAAGCAGCGTAGGGCATAAATTAGAGTAGTTCCGCCATCCTCGCGATGACATCCGGGTTAACCAAGTACTTGGAAGGATCATGAAATTGGATATTCAAATGCAGCAATTGCTCCACTTTTTGCCTTGGAAAACGGACGTTCCATTCACCAAGGCAATGGGTCCAAATTTCTTCCAATGTATCGATGTTGAAAAGGTCGGTGAACATGACTATCATTGGATCTTTTCGGTATCTCCACTCGTTAGACATGGAAATCCAAAGGTTCACGGTATCATTGCTAATGGGTAAACCGATTTCTTCCTGGCATTTATCCCTGGAATCCCATGGGTTTTGCCAGATAAAGACGCGCTTGATATCTTCAACCACCGCTTTTGGAAAGTATTGGTATGTGCCGAGATCACCCACAATCTTGCCGTATCTTACTGTTTCTAGGATGGTTCGTTTCCAGTTCTTATCCGTCATCGCCAGTTCATGGAAAGCCATCACTTCAGGGGCCAGGTTGAACATGGTGCTCAACCATGCTGTTCCGCTCCGTGGATAACCTGCTATCTGGAAGATCATATCATTCCCTGGAATACACTACGAATCGGGGCGTACCCGTAAACGTCAGAATTGACCTGAACCCTTTCCGGTGGATCAAAGGCGTTGAGTTCAGAGCGAAGGAACCGGATCGCGTTGGTCTGTTCCACCGCTGCATTGGCGTAATCCCGTTTGTCTTCCAGTTGCAACGCTTTCATCTGGCTCCGAAGCGCATCCTGGTTCCCAATCAAAAGCCAGTCGCTATCCACTACCGCCGGGATCACTCCCAATCGAACCATGGCTTCCGCCACCACCGTAGGACAGTTTGGAACTGGAGCCGAGCATCCGTCCCCAGCGTCCTGGCACCAGTTGCCGGTTGTATTCTGGCAAGCTGCCGGCAACCGAACTAAGGCCGTCCTCCGGTACAAGGGGTTGGTCTCGCCCGGTCCCCAAACGGCAATCTGGGTCTCCTGCAAGGTCACCGAATTGACCGCAAACACGTTGAGATAGGAATTGGTGATGGGCTTTTGAACGCCCAAAATGCCCGGAGGCCGGAAGATCGATGCACTGGTGACCGCCGGGTTGGCCAAGGTCAGTTTCTCACCTTGAAACCAGCCGCCAGTGTCACTGCCACGAATCGGGTTGCCATTGTTGTCAGTGCCTTGAATCAACACTTTCTTGCCCCAATCAGATGAGCTTACCGCGTAAATCTTGATGCGTGAATTGACCAATGGATCGAGGTATTGCGGGGTCATGCCACGATCCAGAAGCTGGTTTTCGTCACAGGAACATTGACCCACCCTGGGCGTGCGAACGATGTCCTGAAATTCGTACCAACCGTTCCGAACCGGTATCGTCACGCCGCATATGTTGAATCCCTCGACATTGATGACGCCGGCGGGCCATGTAATGCAGTTTTGGGTAACACAAATCCGGATCTTTTTGAACGTCCCCCACCACCGGCCCATCATGGCCAGACGACTCTGGGCGCGGTTAACCAGATTGATAAAACGCGCATCACACGGAGCCAGCGCAACGCTGGAACCCAGATCGTAATCGTTCTTGATGTTGCCCAGGGTGATCATACAGCCGGTAAAATGGTGAACTGAACCTGCCAAAAGTCATTGATGATATTCTGAAGACCAAACCCAGGACCGGCTCCAGGGATTCCCCCCAAATAACGGGCAAAGAACAGCATTTCGCTTGAAGGTCCTTGCGGGAAATGATTTTCGAATCGAATCCGAAGTTTCAGGTAAACATTGGTTTGATCCCAGGACACGTCGAAAGGTTGGTAATCACGGTAATAAATGCCTGAATAATAAATCTCGGATTGAACCATTTCGAGAGGTATGGTGGTTTTCCCAGCCAAAGAAGACATCGGAGATTGTATTCCAGTGAGTGTTATGTTCGTCTTGCAAACAAAGGCGCCAGAGACATGCGCCGGTCGAGCTGCCAATCTATGCGGGTAAGTGAGATCAACGTTGTAATCAACCGCGAACGCAAACCAGCTTGCCGGGAGATTAATCAAAGCCGAAACGATGTTTGGCGGTGTTGGCGTAGGCGGCGGAGGAGGAACAGGCGCAACTGGAGGCAACGATCCAACCGCAGAGATCATCTGCATGTTGATGCCGTCATACGTCAGGTCCACCACCTGATTATTGACAATGGAATCAGCAATGAGATCCGCTGTCCCCCTGATTTTGATGTTCTTGATCGCCAACGAATCGACTTGGAACGTGGACGGCCCAGTCGAAGCGTGGTTGGCGATGAAATGATAGGTTTTCCCCACCACATACGCTGAGATGTCCGTGAGGTAAGGCGGTGAATTAGTGATGTGATAGGAGGCTCCAGACCCGGATGAAAGACCGCCCCAAGTCGGTATTTCAGCCACCCGAACCCAGGCAGCGGCATCTGGTGAGTAGGTCAAAATGGCAATCGGATAACCCGTTTCACTTGATGTTTTTATCCAGAGCAATGAAGTGGCTCCAGGACCCGTTGGAACCGTTGACCCGATGTAAACCTCCCGGGTTCCGGTTACCGTCGCGATGATGGCAGCCACGTAGGCATTGAACCGGGCCTGTTCATCAGTGTAACACGCTGGTGGAATCAGCGTGCCCGGGGCAAGTGTTACCGTGGCGCTCATTGGATTAGGAAACTAACAACCGAATTGCAGTGCTATTAAAGTTCGCCTGCGTCAGCGTTGACTCGAACACGCCTGCGCCAAGCCCGCCAAACGTGTAGTTCTGGTTGGGCGGTGTAATTACGTTATCGACGTGCAACGGCTGGGTCACAACCACCGGTTCCATGGTGTGAACTCCAGAACGGGACAGCCCGATTGCGATATGTCGATTGGCCCCGAATGCATCCAGTTGAGCGGGTCGTTTCAGGTAAACATTCACCCCGATGAGATCGGTAAGAAGCCCGGTGAAATCGAACCCAGTAGCCATCGTGATAAGGGTGTTAGCACCAATACCGGTTCCTCGGGCGGCCTTGGCGTCGTCCGGGAGCAGGAGCGCATCCGGGATGGTCGTGGCTCCTGTTCCGACAGCGGCGAAGTTGGAGTCAATCGATGTGGTGCCCATCGTCCAGCGACGGGCGTTCAGGCGGCCTGCGGGGAAGCCGACATCGAACAGGCCAACGTTGTCTAAAACTCCTATGCACGCCATGCTTCCAAATGTGCGGAAAAATGGAGTTCCAAAATAAACAAAATCGGCCGAAGCCAACGTCCCGGTCGACGCCTCGGAAACTATGCTTACGGTATTTTGATTTACGTAAGCGACAGACTGAGCGTGGCCGTCTATATTAACCTCGATCAGACCTGTCGATCCATGCAACTTGACGTGGATCTTGCAGTAGTGCCAAACCGCCTCCGTTGTGTCCGGGATAGTGACGGTGGCAACCAGGCTGGCCCCATTGTAAATCCCATAAACCACCGTGTAAGAGGGGCTCGTAAATGTGACGGAATTGACCCTGACGGTAACGTCACCCCACCTGAATATGCCTTGGGAAGACGTGGCCACAAGCCCTATAGGGAGATCGCTTGAGACCGTCGGCAGCACATAGCTGACATCGAACGTTGCCCAAAGCTCTGCTCCAATCGAATACACAGCGCGGCTCACTCCCACCTGCATGCCCCCCACAGTGAAGTCCCCATTTGAGGGGGCCCCTACTGCGGTAATGGGGTCGCCCGCCTTTCCGTACCCAGAGCTGGCCGCGTGTCGACCTGGCGCGATCATAGCCTCCATGCCGGCGTTGGCGACATTAGGGTTTAGCGTCAGAATGCCGGCCATAGCATACACCCCGACCGGTTTGGCGCAGTTCTCCCAGCTCGTTGGTGCCGTGGACTGGCCTGTTACCAGATTGCAGTCGAAGTCGATTACTACTTTGGTTGCCATAAAAGTTCAGAATATTGCGAAGTAAGCGTTCGCGTTTGAGTTGATGGAAAGCGCATCGGATGACTTATCCGATGACCAGAAGACAACTTCCTGAATGCCGCCCATGTGAGATGTTGACACAGTATTGTGCCCAAGACACTCAAAATTTGGACCGCCAGCCAGCGCCGAGTTGGACAAAGCCGGCGTTAGCTGGGCAGCGTTCAGAAATGCTTTCTGGAGAGATGCCGTGGCCACAAATGAAGCGATCGCCCTGAGCGGAAGAGTGGCATCGTACCGCGAGTAAAACCCATCAGTTCCGACGTACAGATAGAAATCCGTGCCATACCGAACAGCTGGTATTCCTGTGGTTTTAACGGTCAACATGGACATGTCAGCCGTCGAGTTACGGGTCCAAACCGTTTCCATGGTCCAGGACGGAGCGCCGGACAGATTTGTCGTCAGATCCATCCGAATGGAGGTGCCGAAGGTCAGGAGCGCCTTTCCTCCGACTGTTCCGACCACCCCGGCAGTGACCAACTTCGGCTGATTGGCCGATGTGGCCATTACCAAGTGATTCACGTTCCCAGATTGATCATACCATTTGGATACGAAACCGTCTGTGCCAGAACAGAATGTGGCTGCCGCCGAGGAATCGAAATCGTTACCAGAAAACCCGACGTCCAACTCCGTATTGTCCGAGGAACGGCGGATTCGGAGGCAAGATCCGGCATAAGCCGTCCGAAGTTTCCTCACGGAGAAGGCCGCTGCCGCTGTCGGATAGGTATCGAGCAATATGGAAGCCGGTGCTGGGGGTGCTGGCGGGTCCTCCATTGCGATCACGGACATCGCCAAACCGTCCAATTGCAAGGCAAGCGTAGTTTCAGCTCCGATCGGACTTAACGCCAACCCATCGAGCTGAACTTCCAGGGAGGTTTGCTGCCCAGTGACGCTCAGGGCCAACCCTTCGATCTCAACGGCCAAGTCCGTTTGCTGCCCAGTGACGCTGTAGGACAGGCCTTCGATCTCAACCGCAGGCGACGTTTGTTCACCAATAGCCGCCATACCGAGCCCGTCGATCTGGACGTATTGCACATTGCTGGGCACTGTCAGTGAGTCCATGACCAGCACGGACATCCCTAAACCATCTATCTGGACGTAGCCTTGCGTGTTTCGGACGTAAAAGTCGTTTCCACTGTCAGATTCGCCTGGGGCCAAGGTCACCGGGATCATGCCGTCCGAAGTGACGACATTGGGCACATCAACCGGAGTCAACGGGTTGTCCACCGTGGAATCCACATCGGTGATGAGCAGGTATCCCGTCGGGGTTGTGGCCACCACCACGTAGGAACCCGGGTTCAGGCTGGAGAACGAATACATCCCGTTACCAGAAGTACTGGTAGTTTTAAGCGCCATCCCGTCTGGTATCCCATCGACGTTCGTGTCTGCAAATAACCGGATCGTTATCCCGTTTAAGCCGGTATCAGGTTGGCCATTGGATTTCAGGTAAACCCGGCCTGTGATGTAGCCCAATACACTGTTCGGAGCCGATACGTGATAGGTAAAGTCGTCCGGATCGCAGCACTCCAGTTCCACGCAATCGCCAGTTTTGCAGGCCACAGCCGGCACATCAATGCAACCAACCCCTCGAATGTCAGGCACCGACATGTCGCCGGTTAGATTGCAGGTGAGCATCAGCCGGTTCAATACCGCGTATCCCTCAAGTTCAATGCGAACTTGGTGTTCGTAACCTTGATTGGTGTACCTACCGGACTGTGGATCGACCACATCTGGAGGGATGGGAAGCCCCAACCTGCCACGGGATTGCGACCGCAGATAACGCACCACATTGCAGCCTTCGATTGCCGTGGAACAATCCTTGTACTTGGCGCAATCCGTTTGAGTTGCCCACGGTGTCCAGCAATCCGAAAGGTTGCTGCGAAACCTGAAGGTGGCGTCAATCTGGCCGGTAAGCTGGTTGTACCATGTCTCTGACGATTCCAGCCGTTTCATGGCCCTGGGCCTGCCAAAAGTGAACGATTTGCTCTCTAAAACCCATTTGATACGAGTATCCGAAAGGCTTGTGCCAACATCAAAACGCGCTTCCTTTGTGACCTCCCAAAGTTCAATCTTTGAATCATCGCTTAAAGCGAAAATGAAACAGCGTTTGGATGATTTATGGGTGATCGTAATGAGCTTAAGGATCTTTAGTCCTGTCCAAACTCCTTCCCAAGCTGGATTCAGCTTTCGGCCCATGCCAGAAACCAAATCGTAATCCAAGACCGCCAGACCGTGATGAATCATCCCATGACCATTGATCAATTCCGGCAATGTGGTCATCAACATCCGATTCTCGAAATTGACCGCTGAAGTCTTGTTGAGATGTTGCTGGGTGTCGTAAGCCAGTCCCCGCGTAACCTGCCTGGAAATCGGGGTGTTGCCCCAATCTGAAAAGGCGGATCGAGCGTACTTGAAGGAATTGATGCCAGTAAGACTTCTGAAAATCGTGTCGCTATTGAGATTAACGATGCCTTCATGCGACAAAGAGCCTTGTCCTAACAAGGCGAATCGTTCAATGGGCCGTTGCAAATCCTTCCAAGTCGCTCGATCTGACGGCGCATCAAAGGCGTGAACGGTTTCTTCCTCGAAGATAAGCAGATCTTTAACCCCAAGAGTGGAGTCGATGTTCTGGCCGAAGATCATCCCGGTGATCATCCGTTCCACCGCAAAAGCCCCTCCTTCATTGAGGTAGGTGTTTTCCGTGAACCCAATCACATCATCCCGACTGGGAGGCGTGTGGGAATAAGCCAGATCCCCGCCGTAAAACAGGTTCCCTTGAGCCACCCAAAGCCGGCCTCCGCCGTAAGCCATGGGTCCTCCTACCGGAACCTCCGTGTTAACGTCGGATCGGCGAGCTGAAATGCCGTTCCACAAGAAGGGCGCATCGATCTTGTTTTGGACGACTGTGGTGGATTCAGCCTGCTGAAACCAGGCATGAGGAGCAAAAGCGTCACTTGGATTGCCGGGAATCGTCAGGTCACGAACCGAGAAATCGATCAATGAAATGGTGAAGATCCTGCCGGAAACAGATGCCATCAGGAACCCGTTCCGATGATCGTCGATGTACGTTCCGGCTCCCTGAAACAAGCCATTACTGAAATTGGATTGATCTTCGATACTGGAAAACAGCATCTGCCGGAACTGATACCCAGGTCTTGGTTTTGGAAATCCACCCCTAAAAGTGGTGTTTATGGCCCAAGACCATTGGTTTTCTGGAAGTAACGAAGGCACGAACCCGGAATCGACGCCCGCCTCCGAAGAGAGGTAGCCATCCACCAAAGTATTCGCGTCGTCCACAGTAGACACAGGGTATGTCGCAACCTATTGCTGTAAAGCGTGGATGGGGACTATCTCAAAGGGTTGGAATGGAATGGCGCTGACCGGTTTTTGATCGAGGCGTCCATGATCAGAAGTGGCGGGTACGTCACCGTTCAAGGCATCCGCTACGGTCAAGGCTTGGTTTATCACTACAAAAAGGCCATCACAGCGCTCCTGCCCTACTTCGATTGGAACAAGTGGTCCAGCCTGTTGATCGAGAACTTTGTCCTAAAAGACGAGGTTGGAGTGATGGGGCCGGCGTCTTCTGGCAAGACTTACTGCGCTGCGGCCTTCGCCTATTGCGTGTTTCAAGTCTGGCCAAAGGGAACTTCAGTTGTTATGTCCTCCACCACCCGTGAAGGCCTACAGCTTCGGGTGTGGGGTGCCATTAAGGAGATCCATACTAAAGCCAAAACAAGACGAAAATGGTTGTCTGGAAGAATCATCGAAAGCCGGTACATGCTCACCGGGGCGGATTCAAATGACGAAGCTCAGGACTTCAGATCGGGTCTGATAGGGGTAGCCTGTAAAGTTGGAGGTGAGTTTGTTGGACTTTCTAACTACGTCGGTCTCAAAAACGACCGAATAATTCTCGTAGCCGACGAAGCATCCTTAATGAGTCGAGCATTCTTTGATTCGATTTCTAATCTCAGAAAAAACCCATCATTCAAACTGATAGCACTCGGAAATCCAAAGGATCGAACGGATGCTCTTGGTCTGGTTTGTGAACCGAACATAAAGATCGGAGGTTGGGATGGACAAGATTACGCCGAAACAACACGAACATGGCAAACCAGGGCACTCAACGGAATCGCCATCCAACTTTGTGGTACTGATTCTCCTAATTACGATTATCCTCGTGGTCTTAATCCTCACATCGGACTGATCACCCCTGAACAGATCGAGAATGATCTGGCCTATTACGGTCGGGATTCCATGCAATTCAGCATGATGAACCTCGGTGTCATGCCAAAGGATGGAGGCAGCCGGCGCGTCGTTACCATGGCCATGTGCGAGCGTAATCAGGCTTTTGAACTCCCCACCTGGGCCGGCTCACCGTTAACGAGGGTTTTGGGGCTGGACGCCGCCTACCGTGGTGTCGGTGGCGATCGCTGCGTGCTGATCGACATGTCGTTTGGCCTTGATGTCACCGGCAAGATCGTGCTCGCCCAGAATGGGCCTCAACTCATCGTTCCAATCACCGCCAAGGACCCACGGGAAGCGGAGGATCAGATCGTTCGCTGGGTCATGGATTACGCCATCAAGAATGGGGTTTTACCGGAGAACGTTGGTTTTGACTCAACCGGTCGAGGAACTTTGATGGGTGCTTTTGGTCGACTTTGGAGTCCGGAAGTTGTTCCAATCGAATTCGGCGGTGTTCCAACCAACCGCAAAGTGCGGGCTGATAGCACCAAAACTGAGGCTGAAGAATACGGGAAAATGGTGACGGCCCTGTGGTATTCCAGCCGGCTCGTTGTTGAATCCGGCCAACTCCGTGGGATCTCCAGGGAATGCGCCCTGGAAGGGGCTTCCCGGGAGTGGGGTATCAACAAGAATGGCAAGGTGGATGTCGAACCCAAGGACAAGACCAAGCTGCGAATGGGAAGAAGCCCCGACTTGTGGGACAGTCTGGTGACCGGCATTGAAATCGCCCGACGCCGTGGATTTGAGATCGCTTCTGGAGCTGGAGTGGGTGTATCCAAAAGAGCCATTCCAGCCTGGCTTTTGTCGCGTCAAAAGCAAACTCGACAATTTGAAAAACGCCACGACCTTACCAGCGTATGATTCAACTGATTTCCCGAGATAATTTCCCACCCAGAGGCTGGGAATTTTATCAACCGGAAACCGGATGGAATATCCCAGATCCGATGGTTGGCGGATTTTATGAAAACGTCAGGAAAATCATCGCTCATCGTAAAAACAATCCAGCCATACCATTGGCAATCGACTTTGATTCGGTGTCCTGGGAACTGGACAATTTCACCTGTCACCGGCTTTTGAACAATCCGCAATGGGTTAATGGTGGAGATTTTAACCCGCCACCGTCATCACTCAATGTCATTCGTAAATCAGGTTGTGGAGCTTGCCCATCGCATTAAGAACGACGCCAAGGCACTGGCTATTGGGATAAACTGGCTCGGAGAAGGGTTGACGCCGGTATCGCAATCATTGTCGGAACGTAGAGCCTCCATATGCTCTGAATGTCCCAATAACCAACCCAATTACATGCGGGTGGAAGAGTCGGTGGCTGAAATGGTCCGTAAACAGCTTGAAATCAGGTCGCTCATGTCGATCCGGACTTCCCTGGATTCCCGGCTTTATGTGTGTGGCAGAACTCCGCAGTTTCCCGGGTGCGGTTGCCAGTTGAAACTCAAGGTCCATGTGCCATTGAATTTGATACCAGATGAACCGGAGAAATTCCCGCCTCATTGCTGGCAACGATTGGAGAGAATCCCGCAAAACCCGGTCTATTTATTGAGCGACTTCCCGCGTCCGGAAGAAGGGGTCAAATCCATCATAACCATCAAGCGGGAAAGCGCCTTTGGCGATGTCATTTCCGCCACGGTGTTAGCAACCAAATTGTTCGCTCTGGGTTACAAGGTTTGGTGGCGATGTTGCGACGTGGTTCGACCGGCGTTGCTTCATCATCCGCACATTGAAGGATTCATCACGGACCCAAATGCCAAGGTGGATGTTGATCTGGACCAAACTTACGAGAATAATCTGGAACGAAAAAGCAAGGATCTGGCCACGTTGTTTTTGGAATCATCCGAGCATCAGTTGAAGAAAAGGGGGTTGCCACCGTTGGACAAATCCAACGCCGTTCCTCATCTGGCTCTTACCAGGGAGGAATTGGATGCCATGAGGCTTCAATTATCAGGATTGAAAGGTCGGATCGTGGCTTTTGTTCCCAAGTCAGCTTACTGGCCGTCCAGAACCATTTCCGAGGAATCCATCGTCAAATCCGCTGATCTGATCAATGCCAATGTCATCTGGGCGTACACAGGTGATCCACCCTCGAAACGGTTTGTGAGGATTCTGCTGCCCACATTCCGACATCTGATGGCTTTGATAGCAGTCTCGGACATGGTTGTGACCCCGGACACCGGCCCGCTGCACGTTGCGGCAGCACTTAACAAACCGGTGGTTGTCATTGAACAAGCCATCCCGGTGACGTTGCGGTTAAGTTACCTGACCGATTGGACCGCTGTCCATGCCCCGTTAACCTGCATTCGTTGTGGTGATTTCACATGCCGATTCGACAAGGACAAGCCGCCTTGCCAGGATGTTCCTCCAGAATTGATCTCCAACGCGGTAAACAAAAAACTGGCGGCTTTGGATGGGGAGAAGGTGTCGGTGATAATTCCGGTTTACAAACGAAGCGAAAGATTCAAGCGATGCCTGATTGCGTGCTGGAATCAACTTGGAGATCGTCCAGAGGTGATCGTGGCTTGTGACGGGGATTTTCACGGTGAAATAAGAGACGTAACGGTCGTTCCTTCCACAGGTAAACGCACTGGCTTCGGCAAGACCTGTATGCGCGGAGCCCACGCCAGCACTGGTTCATTCCTGCTGTTCCTGAATGACGATTGCTACCTGAAACCGGGTTGCGTTGAAGCGATGCTGAACACCATGCGGCGGCATCCTCAATGTGCCGTGGTAGGTGCTCAATTGTGGTATCCAGATGGAACCCTGCAACATGGCGGTACAACCCGCGTAAACGGGGACATGGGTTTTGGGCATATCGACTGGAAAAGACGCAATCCAAGCCTCCATGGCGAACATGAGATGGAGTTCGTCACCTTCGCCTGCGTGCTGGTTCGGAGATCCGCTTTCTATCAAGTACGCGGGTTTGACGAGGAATTCGACACCTACTGCGAAGACAGTGATATTTGTTTGCGCCTGCGTCAGGAAGGTTGGAAGGTGATTTACAATGCAGACGCCAAAGCGGTGCATGATGAATCGCAGACAACGGGTCCAATCAAGGACCAGTTATGGAGCGATTCACAGAGGGTTTTTCTCAGGAAATGGCAGAAGTATTTTCATCATAACCCGGTCCCGGCATGATCCCAGACATTCACCTTTACGATCCGATGTTTAAACCGTGGAACGGTCATCCCGATTTCACGAAACACCATGCTACTGGAGCGAACGGAACACTGGTATCTCCAGAAAGATGTCATGTGATAATTTCGATGCTTAGAAATTGCATAAACATTCCGGGAGAAGTGGTTGAATGCGGAGTTTACAAAGGTGGAATCCTGAAGATGATGGATTCCGTTTTGCGTCATTCAGGGTCTAACAAAACCATTTATGCATTCGACACGTTCACTGGAATGCCAGATGTAGACGAGACGATTGATGAACATAGAAAGGGAGATTTCAAAGACACAAGCTGCGTGGAGGTTGAAGCGTTTGTTAATTCGGACAAGCTGATAACGGTCCAAGGTCTGATTCCGGATTCCTTTTCAGGGCTTGAGCAGTTGCGTTTTTGCATGGCTCACGTCGATGTGGACATTTACAAATCGGTTCTCGAATCAACCAAATTCATCTGGCCCAGACTCCATGTTGGCGGTGCAATCGTCTTCGATGACTATGGTTTCCACCAATGCTATGGAGCAAGGCTCGCAATTGACGAATTCTTTTCAAACACAAACACGATACCTCTTGTTCTTGGAACGGGTCAGGCGATTGCGTTCAAAAGCCATCTATGAAAGAGGGTCTCAGCGGATTTGTCTTTGCCAAGAACGCAATCAAACTGGATTACTGTCTTGAATTGGCCGCTCGATCTCTATTACCTGTCGTGGACGAACTCATCCTGTGCGACAGCAATTCAACAGATGGCACCACTGAATTGATGCATTCGATTCAGGGTGCTCGTGTGATTAATTACGATGTTCCAAACCCTGTAAACCATCCGTTATGGTGTCCGGAGTGGAGAAACTTTGTGCGTGAAAAATGTCAGCACAAAATGCACATCACACTGGATGCAGACGAGGTTCTTGACAATTCAGCCGAATGCCATGCTGAAGTCAAAAAAGCCAATGACATAACCGCTGGAAAACTCCTGATATTTTTCAAAGATGAAAAAACCCTCCTTCCAATTGATTATTGCCACACCGAATTCGCGATCCGAATTGCTCCAACGTACAGTCATTGTCAGTACGGCGACCCTTATCATTATCTGTTGCCAGACAAACAATCAAAAGACAATCCTAGAATCAAAATATTCCATCTGGGTCTGTTAAGACACAAAAATGCTTTCTACGAAAAATGCACCGTGATTCATCCAGCACACAATGGATCTGTCGACCCAAGGCTTGAGCAAGGCAACAAAGAAGGAAAGAAGGTTCACGAAATTGATTGGGGTTGGAAGCAGCCTTTACGTGAATACAACGGATCGTACCCACCTGGAGTTTTGGAGTGGATAAAAGAAAGAACACGATGAACGAAATACCAAAATACCGTAATCTAGTCGTCGAACACTGCAATGGCGATGGCGTTGACATCGGTTCCGGTGGTGATCCTGTAGTTCCATGGGCCATCTCACTGGACCTGGCACCGGAAGCGTATGCCAAGTACAACGCAGATCATCCTCCCCTCAACCCCATCCATCTCCATTGCGATGCCAGATGGCTGCCATTCAAGGATGAGACACTGGATTGGGTTTTGAGTTCCCATCTCTTGGAGGATTTCTGGCCCTGGCATGAGATCCTTTTTGAATGGAAACGGGTGATAAAGCCGGGAGGTAAGTTTATCGTCCTGCTTCCTGACAAGGTGCTTTGGGCTAAGGCGGTTGAGGAAGGGCAACCACCCAATTGCGCCCATCAACATGAGGGATCGCCCGGTGAATTATCTCAGTATTTCCATGGATGGACCATCCTTAAAGACGCCAGAACCGAACAGTTCCCGGGTGACTATTCCATCCTGTTCATTGCCCAGAAACCGCTGTAGACTCTCATGACATGAATGATCCCAAAGAATTGCAGTCGATCATTTACCGGATGCTCCAGGTCGGCGCTGTTCGGGCAAGTAACCGTGCCCGGATCAATTCGGTGTTCAATGGCGACCCGCCTGAAACCAGCCAGGAAGCTGAAGCCAACCATTCTCATACCAACACCAACTTCCTGCGTGGCACCATCCAGATCCATCGCGCCCGCCAACAGGCCATCAACGCGCTGACGGGTCCATCCAACTTCTTCAGTGGCAAACTCGACAGCGGGCCTCGGATCAAAAGGCTTGAATGGGCGGATGTGGTCAACCGCAACGCCAACAAGATCATGAAGAAAAGCCGTCTTTATGATAATGCGCTGCTATCATCCATCGGCCAGACCGTCCTGCACGGGATTGGGCCTTCCACCTGGATGGATTGCGATGAATGGTGGCCCACAGCCCGGGGAATTGACGAGGTATTCGTTCCATCAAATACCCTTCTTTCCCTCACGAATGTCACCTATTTTGCCATCAAAATCACCTTCACAATCGTTGAATTGCTACGGTACATCGATGGCAAATTCACCGATCCAGGCTGGAATCGGGAACTCATTCTGGCGTCGATAAAAGTGCTGAAAGATCGGAAGAATGATCAAGGCAGTGGCGGATACGATTCATCCGGGTTCCCGGAGAAATGGCAGGAGGATTTCAAGGAACACGCCGTCTTCCTCGGTAGCGACGCTGTCCCGGTCCTGCATTGTTACGATTTCTACTTCTTCGACGCTGAAAGCGACACGAAATGCTGGAAACGGCGCATCATCGTAGACCGTTGGATTGATGGGTTTACAGGGAACAATCTGTCCGACAAATTCCTCTATAGCAGTGAGAAAAGCTATGGAGAAGACATCTCGCAGATCCTCCACGCCCAGATTGCCGACGGTTGCGTCGTTCACCCAGGCCGTTGGTGGACAGTTCGTTCCTTGGGTTACCTGCTTTATCGGGTCGCTCACCTCGACAATCGACTGCAATCACGTTTCTTCGATGCGGTCTTTGAATCGACCAATACCTACTTCCACAACATCCAGGAAGGCGATCGGGAACGTATCGAGAAGATTGATTTACGTCATTTAGGCATCATCCCAGCCGGTTTACAGTGGGTGCCAGCAAACGAACGGCAGCAGGTCAATTACCCGCTCCTGGAAGGGGCTCTGACCATGCTTCAGAACAGTATCCAGGAAAACTCCTCATCCTACACACAAAATGTCACCAGCGGATCGGCTAGTAAGGAAAAAACGGCCACGGAAGTCCTTACCCAAGCGCATGAAGCCCAGCAGTTGCTCTCCACCATGCTTGGACAGATTTACAAGTGTCAGATCCCGCAATACCGGGAGATTTTACGCCGTTTGTTCACTACTAACCATCCGGATTGCCGCGCTTTCAGGGCTCGTTGTCAGGCTGATGGCGTCGATAAGGCGGTTTTTGACATCGAAGCCTGGGAATTGACCCCGGAAAAGGCCATGGGCGGCGGCAACCGCGTCATCCAGCTGGCCGAAGCCAGGGCACTGCTGGAAATCCGACCAAACCTCACGCCCAGATCCCAGGTGATGGTGGATCACATCTACATCGAAGGTGTCACAGGCGATCCTGGAATGGCCCGGGAATTGGCTTCTCTGGAAGCTCCGGAACCCACGTCTACACAGGAAAAAGCCACACTCGGATGGGCTACGTTGCTCGATAACAAGCCCATCATCCTCACGAACGACGTGAACCGCAACGAGTTCATCCAGACCATGATGATGTTGCTAGAGAAAGAGTTTCAAGACATCGCTCAAGGCGATAAACCGGATGAACGCCGGATCATTGGCATCGGCAACGTCATCACAACCGTGGAAGGTGTGGTGAAATCGTTGGAATCCGACAAATCCCAGCTTGAACGGGTCAAGATGTACATCGGACAATTGGAACAGATGCGGAACCTGCTCAAGGCGGAGGCGCAGAAAGTGGTTCAAGCCCAACCCAATGGTCAATCCAATGGGGAATTGGCCACTAAACTCATCACGGCTCAGTCTGACGCCAAGATTTCCGAAGCTGCTGCTGCCCAGAAACTGCACAACAAACAGGCTCAATTCGAGCAGGGATTACAGCACAAGGACGCCAAGACGGCGGCGGACATTGAAGCCATGGGCGCTCGGACTCAGGTGGAATTGGCGGCGCAACGGGCCAGAACCAGGATTGAAAACGCAACGAACCCCGCTGAAGTATGACATCACCAAAGGAAGAACTGCTCCGCGATACCGATGCTTGCCGGGAGATCCGGGAGATGGTGGTATCCAAGTCCATCATCCGGGCGTTGAACGCGGCTTTTGGCCAGTTTTGTTTCGACCTGCCTGCCGGCGAGAATCCGCAGAAGTCCTGGGACGCCAACAGCCGGCGTGCTGGGGCTTTGGAATTCATCCGAACCCTGACCACCATCGCTGATGCGAAACCGCTCCAGCGCCAGCGTGAACCGGATTACCTCACGCCACCTGATTTAGACCTGCCGAAAACCAAAATCTGATTATGTCTGACCTCACCGCTGATCAAGCTATCGACGCCGCCATGGACGCTGCCCCGGCAGCCACCAGCCCTGATCCATCACCCAGTCCCACACCAGCACCAGCACCAGAACCGGCTGCGGCTCCTCCAGCCGCCTCAAGCGAGCCAACGCCGGCTGATGACATGGCGGATGTACCCAAAGCGCCAGCGCCAAAGCCTGCACCTGCACCTGGACCAGCGCCGCAAACATCCACTCCGAAACCTGCGGATGCTCCAAAGGTTCCGGAAGAACCCAAGAACATCGCTCAATTACGAAAAGCCTACGATGCCCGTGGCGCGGAATTGAACACCACCAAGGCGGAGGTTGAGAAGTGGAAGAAAGACTTCACTGAAGCTCGCAAGGCTGGCTACACCGAGGCTGAATCCAAGTACAAAGCCGATCTTGAAGCCACCAGCAAACGGGCCACTGAATTCGAGACTCAACTCAAATACACTGCCTTCGAGCGCAGCAACGAGTTCAAGACGCAATATCAGCAACCCATTGCCGAGGCTTGGACCA